GGTTATCACATGTAATTGTGTATATTATTATTTATTCAAGTACTGGAACTACTCTATAAGAGTATTTGTCATTGGCAACAATTGATGGCATAAAATTCATAGAGATAGAAATACGACCATCTAATTGATTTTCAGTATACCCATGTGTCAAATTTGATTGCCACATTACTAACTCGCCTTCTTCCGGAAAAACAAATACATCTGAATTATACTTATTTGGATTTGACTTATCTGACTGTAAAGTAATAGTAGGAAAATGAGAGTGTGTTGAGTTTTCTGGATGCCTGAAACAAAGAGGCGCATGTCCTTGTTTAAAATTTACATAATAAGTTCCAGAAATATATGCGTTACCATGAAAGTGTGGGTATTGTCCCCCACCTTTGTCGCATAGATTTAACCAACTGTCAGTAATAATCATCTCACTGATATTATATCCAAGAGTTTCTCTTACAAATGTAGTGCATGTGTTTTCCATCCATTTTTTAAACCCTTTGAGTTCTTTATTATGTAAAAAAGAACTATTTGTATCATTTCCAAAATGATACAATGATGAATCTTTTGCGTTAGGTTCCATCTCAGCATTTTCCATCATGTTTATGATGGTTTCTTTTGTAGCTGCGGCATTTTCGTAGACAACTCTACCTAATGCATTTGGGAACAAGTCCAATGTTTGAATCATAATATTTTTATATTCCAGGAGATACTAATACGGTTGTCATCAGATTTATTTTCTAACACTCTATGAAGAATGTTAGATGGAAAAATAAGAACTCTACCTTCCATGGGTGTAATTGCAATTGACGGTGTAAGATTTGCTTCTGGTCTTACGGAAGATATCAAATTAAATGATTCAATATATGCTGGATTAGTCATCTCAATAGCACCAGAATTTTCTGGCACCTTAACATACATGACAACAGATAAATCTGAACCAGGATGTGTATGTCTTTCATTAAATGTACGAGGAGGATTGATATTAACCCATGGCATACTAAAAGCAAACTGTGTACTTAGATAAGTTGATAAAGATGTAGACAACTCTTCGTAAACATTACTAAGTAGATCAATTTGTTTATGCTCTGATTGCCAACCACCCATGTTGGATATTTTAACACCATCAGAATCTTTTTGATCTTGATAGCAATATCTAATAAGTTCGTTTCTATAGTCAGAATAATTTTCTAAGTCATGTGCTATGACTTGTGTTGGAAATAGTGGAAATAATTTCATTTCTTTAATACAAAAATTACAATGCCATTCCACCAAGAATTTGAGTCTTCCAACTCATCTGTAAGAATGATTCTTTCATACAAAATGTCTAGTTTATTTTCAGATGCAAACTCTTTTGCAGATTCTACCACATCTTTAAAATTTGCATCATCTACAATAAGGATAAACTCATCCTCCGTGTAATTAAGAATATGTTTTAAACAAGACTTCTGGACGGATCCATCATGGTCTGCATCATAAAAAATGGTGTTGACTTTCTTATCTAAGTTTTCCTCAGTAGATACACGAATATCTCCATTTAGAATAGCTATGTTGCTATTGTCAGTCCATGTAGTTTTAACATTCTCAATAAATGTGTCAATTGATCCTTCTTGACCCGTCCATTCAATGTCATCTCTAACTGGTTTGATATTCTTATCTTGCCAGTGATCTGCAGCATATGCAGTAACATCATTGCCTTGGATAGCAGCACAGAATGTACTTCCATTATATACACCAACTTCTAGATACTTGGTGTCATCATAAGAACAGATGTTGTTGAGAAAGTGTCTGACAGTATTAGACGACAGACCTTCGATGTCATGATTAAATTTAGATTCGTTCTTTATTGCTTTGTCAATGGAATCTAGACACCGTTGAATGTATGGGTGTAAATTACGATCTTGCTTTTTGAGGTGTGCGTCAACAACAGACTCACAATAATTACAATCCCAGCAATCAAACTTACATGTTTTGATTTTGTCTCTCCAGATATCAATAGGACGATCTTTCATATCAAGATCTTCCATATATGGATCGAGCTGTGGGAAGAGCAGTTCTTCTTCTCTATTCCATCTCTCAATAATATCCATAGACTCTCTCAGACGCATCATGCTCTCGCGTCCATGCATCTTGAATACATCAATACCTAGATCAAGAAACTCTTGCCAGTCTTCTCTCCAAGGTGGAATGTTTGCTGCCTTAAGTGACACAGCAGCATCTTCATACTGCCATGTGGAACAAGAGACTCTACTGATGGCATCATTAAAATATTGTGGACCATCTCCACACCTAGTAGCATTGAATTGGTAATGCTCTGGCATGATAGGACAACCACCCCAACATCCTTCATTAGCAAGTAAAGAAAGCTTTACTGGTTTTCCAATAGAAGCACAATATTCTTTGGCATCCATGATACGTTCTAGTTGCTCTCTATCACGCATCAGGTCTCTGTCTAGATTGACATAATTAAACCCTGCTTTTGCTGCAGCAACTACCTCATTGGGTCTAGTAACCTCACGTAAAATAGTATTCTTAATATACAGTTCAGGAAACTCTTTCTGAATCTGACCTGTAGACACCCATGTTGTATGTGGTAGAGTTACAATATGAATACCTTTATCATATAATGGTTTGAAATTTTCAATCCATAAATTTAAATTTTTTTGATCTGGTCTTACCCACATATTATTGAAAGTAGCAGAAAGGGGAATACCAGTCTGCTCTGTAATCCACAATGCATTGATGGTAGTTCCCCTTACAGGATCTTTGACAAAGATATCTCCCATCGCATCTTGACCGAATGGTTTGATGCGGCAGGTAAAGTACAAATCATAGATCAGATCTTTATTCTTTTTCAGAAACGGAATAAAATAATCTTGTGTAAATTTCCAATCACTCTTCGGGTTGATCGGTAGACTGAAGATACTTCGCATTAATTTCATTCTTAATTTTATCTAGTAATGGTACGTTCAATGTTTCTTCAATTCCATGGAATGTTGGAATGTTTACATCGGGAGACTCAGCATATGCTTGGAAATATTTTTGAGTTTGTCCGGTAATTTTATCCATAGAAAGTTTCATGAGACATGAATACTGAGATGCAACATCAAGGATAGCAATTTGATCTTCTTGTTTCATCATAGAAATAGAGTCTAAGTTGCCTGTACCCACTCTACCATTTGCTATCAGATCTAAGGCAGCTTGTTTACCCATCCTAGCAATCCAATACTTTCTTTCTTCTTCTTCGTTCCACTCAGAAGCAGTTTTTAATTCTTCGACAGTGTTAATTTCTTCTTGGATATGTTCCACAAATACATTTAACTCGTATTGGAGTTGATTTATTTTTCTTTCCCACATCTCTAAGTCTAACTTAGTATCATCAACATCAATCTCTGCTTCTTCTATAGCAAATTTGCCATCTGCATTTGAAAGTCTGTCCTCAGCAATTTTATATGCAAGAATACTCTTTCTCTTGCCAATTTTCATTTTCTCAAAGCTATGCAATCGATTTTCAATCTCAAGCATAACTTGCTTTAATTGCCTATCTCCTGTGACATGTGACTTAATTACAAAATCATCAATCTGGTTTTTTGACATGCCAATAGCAACCTTCTTGGCAAGTTCAAAAATTTCTTCGGTTGTAACCATGATAAATCAAATAATAACTTAGAATGTAATACCAGGAGAAACGGGTAATTGTGATTTAGATGTTTCATCAATTCTACTGTCTTCCCTTGCCTGTTCGTATGGCATTGGAATTCCCATCTTATCCTCATATAGTCTATTTAGTTGCCTAATTGTAGTGCAATTATAGAACTCTTTTTTCAAAGTATTCATTGAGACAAATAAATCTTTAGATGCTACTCTATAAAAATTTCTTTTCTCGGTAACAGATGTCTTTAGTTGATCTACAGTAACACTTTTTGCATCTGCAAGAGAAGATAAAATGAAATCGGTATCATTCTCAATATCAGATACTAGGTACTCCCAGTTCTTTTTCTCTAAAGAAGATACACCTTCATCTAGTGCTTCAAATCTTTTGTTGAAAGTATCTTCAATAATAACTTTAGCAAATAACTTCATTGTTCTCATGACAGTATTATATCTTGTTTCTGTCATGGGAATTGCTACCTTAGCAGACGTAGCAAAATCAGAGTAAGAAAGGTTATCAAACTCTTCATTTAATTCTGCATCAGAAGCAGAAATTTTGATAGTAGAACGGATATCACCCCAACCTCTAGTACCAAAGATTGCCATATCTTTGCCTAACTCCACCGCATACCCAGGGAGAGCAGCAACCTCTCCCTCGTCTACAGAAAAACAATTCCAATCTAGAATATTATTAATTGGTTCAAACGACCTCAATATTGTAGCGTCGAATGTACTTTTACAGATAAAATATTTTTTCATTTACTTAGACTCCTGAATATCCGTTTGCTAGAGTTCCATACTCCATAGCAGCACCAGAAGCTGTACCCCCAGGTCCAGACCGATTAAGTGAAGAACTAAAGGAAAAACTATGAGTGGAATAGTTGATTGATCCTCCGGTATTATTCTGAGCGCCGTTATACATACCGTTCATAAAACCATAATCCATGCCTGTATGGAAAGTTTCTTCTCCTGTAGTTCCTGGTTTACCAACAGATGCGAGGTTGGAACCAGAAGAAGTATCTCTTCTTGTCATAGCAGTATTAGTTTGATAACCGCCTGCCTCATTCCAGTAAGAAAATCCTTTTCTACTACTACAGGTTTTATTAGTTCCATCTGTTCCTGGAGGAGAACCCCAAGAAGTCCATGACTGTGTAGCAAACTGGAATAGATATCCATTACCTCCTTGCTTATACATGCCATTATCTTCACCATAACCACATGCTGGATTATTACCACCAGATCCACCAGATCCAGAAATTGTGGTGACTGATCCAGTTACTAGATCATGTCTATCTGGATTATCTCCGTTGTCACCAACAACATAAGCATACTTAAAGTCTCTCTTCATCACGGAAGTTCTGTTTCTTCCTGTTGACATACTAGTAGCAGTTCCAGCATTAGTTTCTGTAGCCATACTAAATGTGGAAACACTGGTACTATTTGTGTTCCAGTTATCACCAGTACAGTAAATATATGCTCTCATATTAGAGTCTTGTGCCCCTGCCGTATATGCGTCAGAGTACGTAATAAGATCACCTAAGTTAGTAATCGTAAATGTAGAATGTTGTAGTCTATTTACGTTTTTCCAAGAACTAGAACTTTGATATCCTGCTGCAGGATAACCTCTAGTAATTGCAAAACCTTCTTCAAAGTTAACGATAATTTCCCAGTACGCATTTGTACCATCAGATTTAAGTACAGCGCCTACAGTAGCACCATCACCACTAGCAACTTGCGTTGGTAATGTCGAGAATGGTTGACCGTTAACTAGTAGATCGTTTGATCCAATGTCAAGATCCCCACCCATAGTTACAGAACCATCTGTATTGAGTGAAATATTTGGTGTAGTAGAACTTCCAGCAGCTGTATATTTAAGCTGGTCTACTCTTAATTCAGATGCCATGAATACTGAGATCTCCTATCGTTGTATTTATACAATGTTCCAACTACCACCATCAGCAACAGTGATAACAACACCATTATTTATTGTAATGGGTCCAAAACTACCAGCATTGTATCCGTTGGGGACTGTGATATTTTCATCAACAAAGTTTCTGTTAGATTTAAATGTACCATAAGTATCAATCCATTGTTTGATACCATTAGCATAAAGAACTCTGTTATTTGCTTGGTTAACAAAGTCCTGACCTTCGATATTAACAGAACCAAGAACATGTAATTGATATGCTGGATCTGCCTTATTAACACCAACTCTAGATAGTCTGTAGATGTCCGAACCGTTAGATGCTTCAGTCCATCTAGAAGTTACAAACTCAGCATTGTTCTGGAACAACTGACCGTTGATATTCATATCTCCTTGAATATTCAACTTATAATTTCTAACTGTAGATCCGTCAGTAGGATCGACACCTGACGTGGAAGTTGTATTAATTGTAACAGCATTATTAACGCCGCTAATTCCAAGAGCAGGAGATCCAGTGAACGTAGTGCTACCAGCAGAATCAGAAGATTCAAACGTGAAGAAGTTATTAGATTGAGTATTGCTACCAACCTTCCAATATCTTGTAGCAGAGTTGTTGTAGAAGTTTAATCTACCATTTCCAGTATTACTAATCTGTACGGTTTCAGAGAACCTTGCCGTACCATCAACTTCCAAATCAAAGTCTGGTTCACGATTGATGCCAATACCAACATACCTAGATGCGATGATATCACCAACAACACGCAAGTACAAATCTGGTTCTGTACCTTCGAGAGTAAATCCTTCACCATACTCAGAGTTTGGTGATTGACTATCAGAATGATTGTATCTCAGTGTGCCAACTTGAGATTGGTCGGATGAAACATCACAGAATCTAATTTTTGCTCCAACAGCATTTGTAATAGAGCGAACAAAGATACCACCATCGCCACGAACATCTAAAGTAGATAATGGACTAGTTCCAGCGTTAATACCAACTTCATTAGCAGAAACATCAACGAATAGAACACCAGAATCAACATTCAGGTCATTGGTTAATGATGTAGTTCCTGTGACGGAAGCATTACCAGAGACAGATAGATTAGATCCAGCACCAGTAATGATTAGCGAACCAGTCATGGAATCGCCTGCCTTCAGGACGTTCAGTGAAGAAGCACCTGTGATGTTTGCCGTAATTGTTCCGGCAGAGAAATTACCAGAACTATCACGAATAACAGCAGAATCTGCTACATTTGCAGTCCTAAAGATTACATTTCCTTCGTTCCAAATTTTCTGATTGTTGATAGTGAATGCATCCGCATTTCCAACTAGAGCATTTAGAGTACCTGAGTTTGCAGTAGCGTTTCCGCCTGCAGCGATAATTGATGCTGTTCTGTGATCGTCAGAATTAGAACTAGGAACAGCTACAGAGGATCTAAAGTAGATTGACGGAGAAGATGCTTGACCGTCAATTCTTCCTAGTTTCAATAGTGCTGTACCACCATCACTTTCTAACTTACCAACATCAATAGTATTACCGTCAATAATAGAGAAGTCTTCAAACTCAACTCTATTTGAAGCAGTACCTGCAGTAAGTGCTCCAACAAAATTGCCTGATGTTAGACTACCAATTAAAATAGTGTAATCATTGAAGTTGTCTACAGGATCATCATTAGTAACAACGTTATCAATAGTAAAACTACCAACACCTTGAGCGTTTGCATTGTATAGGTTAATTGGATTGCCTGGTGTAAAATCGCCAGTTGCAGATGTATCTAGAATTTTTCCAGAGAAATAAATTTGATATCTTGGGAATCCAGAAAATGACTTAACAGTTAAAGAATCTCTTACTCTAGTAGACTCGATAAATCTAGGTAATCTTTCGGTTGATAATGTACCATAGTTAATGTTTAATGCATTTTGATACCAAATTCCTTGTCTGTTATCTAACTTGTCAGCATCAAGACCAGAATCAAGACCATCATTCAGTGAGCTCCAGATCTTCGCCCAGGAACCCCAAGAGGTTTGACCTGTGCCCGATCCACGGAGATACATGTTATCATTATCAGTGAATGCAAGTTGCCTTGTTCCACCAAAACCAGCATCAAATCCAGTACCACCTGATCTGAGGGTGATAACCATATTTCTTGTTCCACCATCATTGAGTGCGTTAGCACTATTAAAGATAGTATTTGAAACGAGACCTGGTTGGAAAAAGTTTGGATTTGAAGAAGATGCTGGGTTGTTAGTACCAGTTAATAATCTAATTGTACTACCAGACTGGTTGGAAATACTGATGTTGTATGTTCCAGCAAGTCTATCTGGTGATAATGTACCTGCGGTTATGTTACCTGCATTTGTGTAGAAAGAACCTTGTGCGCCATCTAACAAGTCAGCATCAAGACCACTATCTGCGCCAGTTTTAAGTTCTATAGAACCGTTACCTTTTGTTCCAATGTTAAACTGAGATTTCTTATATCTTGCAACACCAATTGTTCCATAGAGGTCAGCTGAAATAGTAAGATCAGATACTCTCTGAATATCAAGAGCAACGTTTGCAAATTGTCTATTGACAGTAGAAACTTTTGCTTGTAAAATAAGGTTTGAACCAGTTCCAATAGCGACTGGGGCATTTACAATAGTGAAGTCTCCACTATATCCACTACCACCATCTGTAACAGTTAGCTCTGTAACTTCTCCTCCAGCAACAACAATATTTGCTTTAAGACCTGTGCCTGTGCCACCTGTAAGTGGTACGTCAAAATATTGATTATTAGTAAACCCGCCGCCACCATTAGCAACAATTACAGAATCTACAAATCCACCTTGAGTGAAAGTTGATTCAAACGTAAGAGGAGATCCGCCACGTTCAAACTCAATAATAGTTCCTAATGGAATGTCTTGTGTTACTGGATTATTGAGGGAAATTGTTGTTAATCCAGCAGCAGTGACAACACCATTAATATTTGTATTTGCTGCAATACCATTTACTGATGTTTTAAGTTCATGTCCGATTAGAACATCCGAGTTTGTTACGAAGATCATCGATGATGATCCGGTAGAACACTGTGCTGCCAGAGGAGCAAAATATCTTGTTTCCGCACCCTTAAGTGACTGAACTGCTAAAGCAAAGTTCTGGTCTCCTCTAAGGAAAGTAAAGGAGTTTGCAGCACCACCAGATGCAAGTCTATCTGTTTCAATAACACCAGATGTGATGTCTGTCGCAGCAATCTGGTTAGATGATAGTGATACCCAATTGTTAACATTAAACGAAGATGTGTTAATAACTCTATTAATATTAATTGTATTTGCAGTTGGAGATGTATTATCTTCAAAAGTATCTGTGTCTACAATTTTAATATTATTAACAATAGAACCATACAATCTACTTTCTAGTAGAACATTACCCTGTGCTTGTGTTCCAGCACCAGCAGGAGCGGAGAATGTTACAGTTGGTGTAGTAGTGTATCCTTTACCACCTTGTACGCCACCAAAATTTTCAATGGTTACTGTTACAACTTGTCCGTTTGCGATAGTACAAGTTGCATTAGCTGCTATTGCACCTGCGCTAGGATTGCCGCCTGCAAACGTAACAGTAGGAGCAACAGTATATCCAGAACCACCGTCAGTAATATTGATTTGATAAACAACACCTTCTCTATACTCGGTTGCCTGAATAGCACCAGTAGATACGCTTCCAGTAAAAATATTTCCTATAGTGAATGCAAGTGCTGGATCTGGTTGGAATCCAAGGAATAGACTGTCGTTATCTTGGTTTAGAATAAATGATGTGGATGTATCCTGTTGGATCGCAATATCACCAGCAAGTGCTCCTTCGATAGCAGTTCTTTCTGCCTGGTCGGCAACAGTGTATACTTGGAAAGGTCTGAGTGCTGGGATCTGGTCGATAGAAATCTTACCAGAATCGGTAAGTTCAACCAATGCTCTAGGAACAGCGTTCGTAGAATATGGTTTGTTGATGTATGGTCCAAGGTTGTTAGTGATATAGTCTCTAACTGCCTTCTGTGTAGGTAGTTTAGAGTCGCTGGAGTTAGCACCACCAAGTGTATTAGATGCGTCGAAACCAGTAACAACAACTGTACCACCTTTCAGTTTTAAGAATTCAACTTCCGAGATTGTAACTGTACCTGTAAAGGTAATGTTACCAGTTCTGTTCTCAATTCTAGCGAAAGTACCAACCTTAAAGTCACCTAGTTCGTCCGTACCAGAAACATATGTTCTGCCATAGTTTTCGGAAACTTGCTCGTTTGCTTCAATTTTAGTTCCACCGTTCTCAGGAAGAGCTAAGTAGTTAGTTCCGGAACCTGCAAATTCCCAAGTATGAGAAGAAGAGTTAACAATAGATGGTCTGTGTAGATTAATTGTCTTACCTTGTAAGACACTTGTGGATACTGGATTGCCAGTTGCCTTATCAGTAAGATCCATGGCACCACCAGTACCATCATCAATAGTTAACTGAGCGGAGAAAGGTGGTCCAACAGTAACTCCGGCAACAACATCAATAAAGTATTCGATATTTGGATTTGTGTTTTCATATCCATCAATCTTGACAACATAATGCTCCAATGGTTCTCTACCAAGTCCACTAAGTGTTAGGATAGTTCTACCAGTTGGAGTAGAAGAAACATTTGAAACAGTTGCGATATCAAATGCATATGGGTCTTTACGGAAACCAGTTCCCCTTAAAGCAAAACGTCCAAAGTTGGTAGCAGAGTTTGTGATAGAAGCATAACCACCACTTTCAGAAAGAACGCCATCTTCGCAGAAAATAACGAAGACTGAAACTAACTGGGTATAACCGTCATTAATAATCTTGTATCCTGTACCACCAAAAGAAACGATCGTGAATGCTGCCGCAACCATCGACTTACCCTGGTTGGGGAAGGATGCAGTTCCGTCTAACTCAAGACCAGGGAAGGGGCAGTTAGGTTGCTTGACCTTATCACCATCAACCTCAGCACCGCTACCACCCAAGAAGGAGATAACAGATGCGTTCTGGGTATATGGTGATGCTTCAATGATTGGATAGTCATCATAGTCACCACGAATTGCAATTCTATTATTACTAGCATCATTAATGAAACTATCAGAATATGTAATAATATTTGATGTATTATATAAAGTTCCGTTTGTTTTTGCTGTAGCACCAGGGAGAAGAGTTCCATCTAAAATGTCTTCAAATAAATCCATCTCCGTAGTGATTGAAGATGTAACATTAGTACAAAGAGGTTGTGATCCATAAAGAAGAATATTCCAATCTTCAAATTTAGGAATTGGCGATGTAAGTGTTACAGGATCGTAGATGAGAATGGTAGCATCAGATTTAGCACTTGAGAAAGCATGTGTGGATCCAGATGCAGCACCAGCATTTGGTACAAGACATGTTACGGTTGTAGCACCACCACTAGAAGATACATTGCTGATAGCATAACTTTGACCGTAGTTGGAATCA